ATTTAGACATACCTCTGCCTAACGTGTTTAGTGATGCAGAACTGGGGAAGTTGTTCCGGTTATCACGGCATATATACGCTAACTCTAATATGCTCGGTAAGCGTGTTAATACTTTCATTAGGCCATTCAGTCAGGGTGACATAATAAGAGTGCTAGGATTGAAGGATAGACAGGGCAGAGCACTAGTTAAGAAGATTATAGAAAATAAAGTAATAAAAAAGTACGAAAACACTGAGCAGGGGAAAACCTCTGTTCAGTTTTATTTTAACCCTATATATTTCTTTTCAGGAACCTATTTGAATTTGAATTTATTCATATTGTTTCAGGATGAGTTGAATAAGCACTTGCCGCCTTGGGTTGTTGTTAAATTTTTAGAACAGCATGAAGCAGAAAAGGAAGATAAACAAGATATTATATAGGAGTGAAAAAAATGAAACTCAAACCATTATCAATGTCCGACATGGAGCCTATACGCAATTGGCGCAACGAGCAGATGTCGATGCTGAGAACATCATTTCCATTGACACAGGGGCAACAGTTAGATTTCTATTCAAAAGTCATATGCAATCGAAATGCCAATGCTAGATATTGGGGCATATATGAAGAAGTAGAAACTGATTATGCAGTACAGCCATCTATTTCGTTTGAACCAATCATGATTGATAACTTAATCGGCATGGCCGGAATAGAAAATATCCAATGGGAAAATAGGCTAGGCGAAATAAGCCTATTGCTAATGCCTAGTACTATGCCTAATACTATGAATAAATATGGCGGAGATGCATTAAATCTAATCTTATATAATGGATTTTTGGTTTTAAATTTAGAGAATATCTTTACTGAAGTTTATCATTGTTCGCCTTATATTGAATTTTGGGCTAAACAATCACTTGACAGAGCGGCCTTATATTCAATCCTGCCAAATAGAAAATTTTATGCTGGCAATTACCATGACAGCATGTACATTAATTTTAAAAGAGAGGATTTTTTAAAACATGAAAATATTACTACTGTCTCCACATAAACACATGGTTGAATTTCTCGAATCTAATGGTGATGAGGTTGTTTGTACTTTTGATTTAGTCACAGAGGAAATGCTAGAAGGTGTAGACTTTATCATCAGTTATGCCTATCGGCGCAAAATTGAAATGGATGTTATAGAGAGATTCAGGGGCAGAGCTATTAATCTTCATATTTCATATTTGCCCTATAATAGGGGTGCAGATCCTAACTTATGGAGTTTTCTTGAGGATACACCAAAGGGCGTAACGATACATTATTTGGATGGCAGTATTGATACCGGGAAAATTCTTGTACAGGAAAATGTAGAGTTTGACATTGAAAATGATACTCTGAGGTCAACCTATAAGCGCTTATCCGAAAGTATAGAAGCATTGTTTATTAAAAATTGGGCATATATCAGAACTGGCATGCTTGATTCAAGGCCACAGCTTACTTACCATAGGAAAATGAATAAGGATAGATTTCAGCATCTTCTTAAATTAGGATGGGATACTCCAATTAAGGACCTTATTGGCAAAGCAAAATAGATTAGGAGTGATAATATGGCAAAAATTATACTGGACTTCGGCAGCGGCAACACTAATAAAAATGATTGGGATTATACAAAAAGAATGATTGATGAATTGAAGGCAGTAGACAAAGGAAAGCACGAAGTTGTAATCAAGTGGCAATTGTTCAAAGAGGCAGGAAAGAATATTCCGCTTGATCGTGATTTATTCACAGATGCTTATCTTTATGCATGGTCGAGAGGCTTACCAACAACTGCAAGCGTTTTCGATAAAGCAAGTTTGGATTTTTTATTGCAGTTTGATGTTCCCTTTGTGAAGATTGCTAATAATAGGAATTTGGATTGGCTGATAGGAAAAGTTCCTAGAGATATTCCGGTTTATGTTAGTTATGGAAATCAAAAAGAAATAGGAAAATATTTACACAGATTTAATAATAAAATTTTATTATGTGTATCTGAATATCCTGCAACGCTTGAAAAGTATGAAGAAAGATATCCGGACTTAAATCATTGGGTTGCGTGTGAATATGGGATATCTGATCACACTACAAACTTTGATTTATGGCGTAAATATTTTCCTCAAATAGTGGAATGGCATTATGGTCTCGAAGATTCCACAGGGTTAGATGCTGGCCCCTTCGTGAGAACTCCGACCATGCTAAAGGAAGTGCTTTAATGAATTGGACTGACAAAACAATATTAATAACTGGCCTTACAGGTTCGTTCGGCTCAGCATTTACAAAATACTTATTAACTAAAAATCCCAAAAAGTTAATCTGCTTTTCGCGTGATTGGCTAAAGCAAAAGAATCTTAGAGATGAACTGGGCAATCCTCAAAATATGCGTTGGTTCATTGGAGATGTGCGCGACAAGGATAGGCTTTTAAAGGCTCTTAAGGGCGTTGATATCCTGATCCATGCTGCTGCTATAAAATGTCTTCCTACATGCCAATATAATCCTTTCGAGGCAATGCAGACTAATGTAATTGGTACTCAGAATGTAATAGATGCTTGCATTGAACGAGGTGTCCATAAGTGCCTATTGGTATCCACCGATAAGGCTGTTGCCCCCGCTAATACCTATGGTGCAACAAAAGCACTTGCAGAGCATCTATGGCTTAATGCTAATATGACTGCCGCAAGTGATGATATTAGATTTTCAGTTTGCAGATATGGCAATGTTTGTGGCTCTAGTGGATCGGTCGTGCCGATATTCAAGAAGTTAATCGCTGAAGGTGCTGAATATCTTCCTATCACAGATGAGCGAATGACACGATTCTGGATGGAGATGGACAAAGTCCTTCATTTTGTCGAGGATAGCATTGAGAGCATGGAGGGAAATGAATTATTTATTCCGAGACTTCCTAGTGTGCTGATTACTGATTTATGCAAAGCATTAGATATGCCTTACAAAGTTATTGGCATAAGAGATGGAGAAAAACTGCACGAATCACTTGATATTGATTATTCTTCAGATAATAATACTTTTCTTACTGTTGATGAAATAAAACAAACGATTGAGGCGATAAGATGAAACTAGACCCCAACATATACAAAAATAATTATGATGCACTCATGAAAAGATACCCCGACCTTGCGTTAACATTGAGCATGGTGGAAATAAAAAATTACAGATTGGGAAAACAAGAGGGCTGCTTGCCAAATGTAGTCTTGCCAGATGGACAGTTTTACTATCTTGGCAATACCGTCAAATATTGTGAAGAGCAGCTTAAGGGATTCTACCTTGAGAATGTTAAGATTCCTATTCTATGCGGATTTGGCTTGGGATACGAAGCCATGTATTGGCTACAAATGAAAGCTAAAGAACATCTAACCCAAGGCTTAATCATAATCGAAAAAGATATCGAAATGTTTCAATGTGCCTTAAATGTCACGGATATAACCCAACTTATCAATAATCATAACATCCATTTCTTCGTTGGCGTACCACTTGATATCCTTTACACAACATTACGCGAACATTTCAAAGTAGAGATTCACCAAATGCTTATGTGTGGCGCAACTCATCCATTATTTCTATATCCGGCCATGAAGATTGGCAAAGATTACTATATAAGGGCTATGCAAATTCTATATGAATCCATTTATCATAGCTTGCAGAACTTCGGCAATTGCCCAGAGGATAGTTTGATTGGCTTAGAGAACATGCTCGATAATGTGAGTGAAATTGTTAATAATCCAGGCATTAATTTGCTTTATGATAAATTCAAGGACAAGCCAGCTATTGTCGTGGCAACTGGACCGAGTTTAAAAAAGAATGTCGAACTGCTTAAAGGGCTGGAAGATAAAGCCTTGATAATCAGCGTAGATGCATCATTCAAATATCTTATGAAACAGGGCATTAAGCCTCATATGGTGACATCATTAGAACGCGAGCATGAAGTACAACAATTCTTTGATGAGTTTGACCCTGAAGATGTCAAAGATGTCTATATGACAGCATGTCCGGTGTTGTTCAACCATGTGTATAAATCATATACTGGTCCACAGATTATTGTGTATAGAAATTTTGACCATTTCAAATGGCTTGAGATTGAGCGCGGTATACTTGACATTAAACTTTCTTCTTCTAATATGGCATTTAAGATTGCCGAAGCATTAGGTTGTAACCCAATCATTATTATTGGACAGGATTTGGCATATGGCGAAAATGGCGAGACGCATGTTACGCCAGTGCCATTTTCGGCAGAGGGAGAGGGATTGTTCGATGTCAAAGGGAATACCAGTGAAACGGTTAAAACTAATTCAGGATGGTATACGTTCCTTCGTGCGTACGAAACAGATGTTGCCCAATATAGAGGAATTACTATTAATGCTACCGAAGGAGGAGCCTACATACCTGGAACTCATATTAAGACTTTTCAAGAAGCAATTGATAAGTATATCGGAGAACCGTTCAACCCATTGGACATCATCAAAGAAAACTTAGCGCAATTCAGTGGAGTTGAAGATGACATACACAAACTGAGAGTTATCATCAATAAAACTGAGCATGATGTCCGCGAGATAATCAATTGCTGTATTAAGGGTGCTGAAATTTGCAATAAGCATAAGAGAGAACTAGAAGCAGGGCCAACGCCAGAGCGAGTTGAAGAGATTAGGCAGGAAATCATTAAGCTAAGACTTGATATTCAGACATTGCATAATGATACATTTCAGCGGTTTCTTATGCACGTGGTACAGAGTTTCCACCTCGCATTTGAGATGAAAGTCACGATGGAATGTACTAATCCGGTTAGTATAATTATGCAGTTCACTGATTGGTATTGTTTTATTGGTGACATTAGTGAGATATGCCTTAAAAGCTTATTGACTGCGAGGGGGAAACTTTATGCTAACTAAACCTATTAATTGTCCTAATTGTTTAAGAGTATTGACTCATTACGCAAATGGATACGGAGAATATTATCAAAAATGTCACAAATGTAAAGATATAGTAAGGATATATTCCGCTGGGAAAACAATGACTTACGAATCGCAAACAGATAAAAGTGATTTCAAAGCATTTGATAATATGGCAAGAAATAATAGAGGGCAGAAAATATTAAAGTTATAATCAGTAGAGTCCCAAGAGGACCATTTGCTAAATGCAGGTGGTCCTCTTTTTGTTTGTAAGGAGATTGCAATATGGATGAAATGCAAAAGAAATTACTCGTAGATAAAGTAATAGAAAATATAGAATTCTTGGGCGGAAGTAGTATTGAGGATGTTGAAAAAGTATTGATAACATATCCCTTGACTGGTCCTAGTGGATTACGCAAGATGCTCGGAAAAATAGATAGAGAATATTTTTGCAGAGCATATTTAGCGGAACTATTTGATAAAGAATTCGGTAGTTATGCAAAAGAGATACTTGACGAACTCACAACCGCAATAGAATCAGAAGCAGCAGAAAAAATGGCTGTAATCGCGCCGCGAGGTCACGGCAAGAGCACTCTTTCATCCGTAGCGATTCCAGCATGGGCAGCACTTTATAATAAGAAGAAATTTACTTACTTCATATCTGCGAATGGCGATACAGCAGCGAACTTTCTAGATAAAGTAAAGAAAGCCCTAGAAAGCCCTGAGATATTACAGGACTTTGGCAATCTAAAGGGTAGGATATGGAATGCTGATTTCATTAATTTGAAAAATGGGTCATGGATTGGTTGCACTGGTTGGAAATCTGGAATTCGAGGTATCAATAAGGATAGAAGACCAGATTTGATAATTCTTGATGACTTGGAGGATAAATCAGTTCTTGAGTCGGAATCACTCAGAGCAAAATTAGAGATAGCTTTTAATGAAGAAATAGGAAGACTTGGGGATTATGACTCAGACTTCTTTTATATAGGGACATTACTTTCGACAGATGCATTATTAGCCAGAGTGATACAGATGCCTTCATGGAAGGTTCTTTTTTATAAGAGGGTGTTGTCATTTCCTGAGAATGAAGATTTATGGGAAGAATGGCGGGGCATTTATAGGGATATGGGAAACGCAAATAGGATGGATGATGCTTACGAATTCTATTTTGCTCGTAAGGAGGAAATGACGAAGGGCGCTGAAGTTCTTTGGGAAGGTAAAACTCCATCAGATAAGATGAAATATGCCGGAGCTTATTATAATGTCATGTTGGATAGAGAAAGTTTCGGTGAAGACGCTTTCCAAAAGGAAGACCAAAATAATCCGCAGAGTGCCAAGGATAAGCCATTTAAGACGCTTACCTATTGGGATGAATGGCCAGAAAAGATTAAAAAGTTAAAGCTTGCCGTTGACCCATCAGAGGGCAAGGGGGATAGTTCGGCTTATGTAGTTGGTGGCGAATTAAACGGTGGATGCTTTATTAAAGATGGCAAGTTAGCACTTCATAATCCTTACCAAATAATGGACCAGATTATTGCATTGGTTAAAGAGTACCCTGAGATAGATGAAATTATTTTGGAAAGTAATTTATTTAAAGATTTATTGAAGGCTGAATTGATAAAGAAGTTATGCGAGGCTAATTGTTATCGAACGGTGACACATATTAAGGCCGTTGACAATAAAGAAATAAGAATAATGAAGCTCGAACCGGATATTACAGGGGGCAAGATGTTGTTTAATAAGTTGAATGTATCTTTTAATGAGCAGATAAAGGATTTTAGCATTAAGCCAAAATGCAAATTTGATGATGCTCCCGATGCTACGGCATTATTGCATAGAATGTTGAAAAAGCCTAATTTCTATATGAGATAGAACCGATTGCAGAAAGGCGGGTGAAATAATGAAGCAAAAAATGAGCCTTAAGGATAGACTTAGTTCTATCAAGGCAGCGTTTAGCGGTACTCCTAATCAGTCTTTACTATCCATGGCAAGAGCATTAGCCCCTCTTTATGGCGAGCCTCCCCGCCGTTCGAGTGAAGAGTGGCTAAAGATGTACCATGAAACACCTAGGTTGAACAATCCTGTGCATCAAATAGCTTCCGATTGTGGAACGGCATCATTTGGGATATACGATAAAAATGATATTAAGAAAATAAAAATACTTAATCATCCAGTTGAACAACTTTTGAAAAATCCTAATCCTAATCCAACCATTTCAGCTTATACATTGTTTTATCTAATACAAGTCTATCTTCTCTTGCCAGGAGGAGAGTCCTTTATCGTCAAGGAAAGAAATAATCTTGGCAAAGTAACTGAATTATGGCCAATTCCTAGCCCCTGGGTACAATCCATACCTAGTGTGAGTAAACCGTATTATTCGATATATCCACAGGGAAATATGCAAGCTGGAATTATCCAAGTTATTCCTGAAGACATGATTTACTTTAAGGATCCAGACGTCAGCAACCCCTATCTTCGAGGAATAGGCCGTAGTAATGCTTTAGGAGATGACATAGAAACAGAAGAGCAAATGGTCAAATTTTCGAAACGCTTTTTTTATAACTCAGCAATTCCTTCCATGGTCGGAATGATGCCTGGCGCAGACGAAGCAGTCATTAATCGGACTGAGGAACAGTGGAGCCAGAAATACGGAGGAACGCACAACGCACACAAGACGGCCTTTCTTTCATGGGACGCTAAATTTCAAGTATTAAAGGAAACGAATAAGGATTTAGAATTTATCGAAGCAAGGCGTTATATTCGCGATGAATCTCACCAATTCTTTAATATTCCACCTGAGTTGATGGGAATTCTAGAGTCTTCCAACCGTTCGACAATTTCCGCGGCATATTTCATTTATAGCAAGAACGTACTTTTGAAAAGGCTTAAGTTTGTAGCCGATGTATTAAACACGCAATTAATACCAGATTTCGATAAAAATGTATACATCGAATATCAAAATATAGTGCCAGAAGACGAAGAGTTCAACTTAAAAAAATCAACTGAGGGACTAAAGTACGGAGCATTAAGCGTTAATCAATGGCTTAGAACAAATGGATTCGAAGAATTAGGCGATAAAGGAGAAGTCATCTATGTACCTCTTAACATGGTTCCTGTATCACTAAATGAGGAATCAATTCCAGCTGTCATTCCCGCTACTCCTATTGTAACGGCATCAGAAACAATCCCGCCAACTAAAGATGTAAAAAAAAAGTTAACTCTACAAATGAAAGACCAAATATGGCACATAATGGACAAGGCTGCTGTAAAAAATGAGCGGTATTTTATTAATGCCCTAAAAAAGTATTTTCAATCACAACAAGACCGCATAAACAGCAAGCTCTTAAAATCAACTAAAGCTGTCGATGACATTGATTGGGAAGCGGAAAACAAAGCTTTCTATGATGCATTACGGCCTCTATGGATGGCATCACTTGGAGTAGGTTTCGAAACAGTCAATGAACAGTTTGGCTTTGGCATTAGCTTTGATGTGATGAACCCTAAATTCCTAAAATGGGTCAAAGAAAATGGCCTTGACAGAGTAACAGATATCAACAGTACAACAAAAGATAAGCTGCGTATTACATTATCTGATGGCATAGAAGCGGGAGAAGGTATTCCAAAATTAAGGGATCGCATATCAGAAGTTTATGCAGATGCAAAAGGTTATCGCGCAACTTTAATAGCCAGAACTGAAACTATCACAACTGTCAATGCCGGATCGCTTGACACTTACAGAACTGCAAAGATTAAGCGGAAGGAATGGTTATCACAAATTGATGATCGGACTAGAGAGGCCCATGAAAAAATTAATGGTGAAATAAAAGATATTGATGAAGTATTTTCTAATGGTGAAATGTACCCTAATGAACCGAACTGCAGATGTACAATCTTGCCAGTCCTGGAATAAAGGAGTGAAAATATGGCAAATTATTTAATGAGTGATTATGAAAAGGAACAATATGCCAAGGATAATATGCGCGATATATATATTGACGATAATGGTATTAACATTACGAGACCTCCGTTTAATGCGATA